AGAAGCACCAAGTATGAAGGGTCATTGGAGCCGCCAAGGTGCTTGGGAGTAATGTGATGCTTGTGAAAGCCTTTCAACAAACCTACGGCTGCGACTGTCATTTTGCGACGACCCTTCTTTTGTTCATTTTAAGTGGTATACGCGCCCTAAGCAAACGGGCGTGCCCCAGCCTTGTCGATGATCAGAGCCTGTTTGCGGGCGCTGGTGTCCACGCTGTTGGGGATGCTGATGTGCGTCCAGCGGTCAAATTCTCGGATCACTTGATCGTAGCCAATGCCACTGGCAATGATGGCCTTGACGACCTGATCAGGGGTCATGCCGGGGACGCGGATGTCAGCAGCGCAACCAATGCGGTGCTGGCTGGTGTCCTTGCTGCCCACCGAGTCGTTGACCTTCTTGGACCGGAAGGCTGAATTGATCATGATCGGCTTGCCACCCAACACCACTTTGACCTGCTCCAAAAAGTCAGCCAGTCGCTTGAGGTTTTCAAGTTCCGCATCGTTGGGGCTGTTGTCCCAGCCGTTGCGCTCGGCTGACTCGGAGGCCGTCAATTCGTCAAGGGTGAAGTTGGGTGTTAAATTCATTTTGCTGTTCTTGAGAGAATGTCAGTCTTGGCCTGGGAGCCAGCAGACGATCCGAAGTAATAAGCGATGATGCCCGTCCAGGCCGTGCCCAAGCTGCCCAGCATCATGAGGATGGCCGGGTTGCCGCTGTCAATCTGGTTGAAAAACATCATCACCATGATGCCGAAGAAGCCAACCGTCACAGCGCCAGCCAAGATGGGTGGCATCAGGCTGCGAGTGGTGGCCTGCATGTCCCGTGCTGACTTGCGGTCTTCCACTTCCAGCTTCTCAAAGTTGAGGCCCAGTTCCTGCGCTTGCTTTTGCAATTCGATCTCTGCAATCTTGACCTGTGCGATCTGCTCGGCTGACAGCTTGTTGTTGGAGATCATGTCTCCCACCTTGTCAGGGTCAACCCCAATGGCCTTGGAGATGGCCGACACAGCCATGCCCGCTAGTGGGCCACCCATTGCAGTAGCGATGGTCGGTGCGATTTGTTTGAGCCAGTCCATGCTTACCCCTTTAGGTCAAAACTCAAATTAGGGTGGCGCGGGTACTGAACCACTCGCTCGCCCTCTGGGCATTTGTATTTAATCGTCGCCAGCAAAGTGGCCCTGCCATCAGCGATCTTTTCTTTTTGCACCATCGTAAGCTGGTACGTGAAGGTGTCAATTTCTGGGCCTGCTGGGCCGCTAAACTTGCTTGCGGTGGTGGTTGCTTCATGCACCATGCCTGCCGCATCACGAATGCTTGGTGTAAAACTCTCGACAGAGCAGTCGTCACGCTTTTTGATCCGCGCAACAGTGACGTTGATAGGCTTACCGGCTTCTGCCGTGATCTTGAAGTTCTCAGGCGACCACTCAATGATGGCCCTGTCAAGCCAACCAAACTTGTCGGCCAGCGTGTAGCTGCCGCCTAGCGCGGCAACGCTTGCGGCAACTGCTCCGATGGCTTTGGTAAGGTCAACCATAACTTAGTGCCCTTTGATCCAACTTAGGGCAAACCCTACCCCGCTGGAAATGATAGAAACAAAAGCCATTCCAGCCCAGAATCCACCACGGCCTTGGTTTGCAAGGGCCACCAGCTTCTCGACGTTGGACTCCATTTTGTCCATTTTGTTGGACATCTCGTCAAACCTACGCTCGTAATTTTGAACGCGCTCCCAGAGCACTCCATACTTCACTGGGTCGATCTCATTGGCCATAACTGCATCCATGATGAAAGGTTCCGTATTTTAACTAATTTGTATTAACGTGCAAGGGCGTTTTGGTTGACTGGTTCAGCGCGTCTTGACATTTCCGCCCCCAGCGCCCGAGTTGCGCCCAGTGACAAAGCAGTACCGGCGCCTGGTGTCGCGGCAGCGCGGGATGCTTGCAACCTCATCGCGGCTTCAATTTGCTCGGCTGCAACAGCAGGGTTGGTCAACTCTCGTGCAATCTCCAACGCGATCTTGTCGTCCATTCTCAACGCCAGTCGTTTGACCACGTTGTTGAAAATGGTGATTGGCACAGAGATGAAGTTTGGCAGCGGCAGACCGGATTCTTTACCAGCCTTGGTTGCCAAACTTCTGAGGTCAGCACCAGCATCAGCACCCGACTTGACCAGTCGCTGATACTCACCCTCGCGCAACAGATCTTGACGAACTGCGTTGACGTGGCTCAGTTGCTCGGGGGTGAACTTGCTGGTCAACTCACCGATGCGCTTCTCGACAGCCAAAGAATTGGCACCGGCAGGCAGCGGAGGCGCTAGTTTGTTGCCGCTTGCTTTTGCGAGTTCTTCAATTTTGGCAAGTCGTGCTGCGTCTTTTGCAACAACACCCACTCGCTGTGTAATGTTCATGCCAGCATCGTCAAGAATCTTCAAAGGCTCGGCGTATTTCTTCATGAATGATGCGTGTGAATCCGTTGTCACTCGACCCGCTGCATCTGTCACTTCTCGGCGGTACAGATCCTCAATGCCAGTTCTTGCGATCTTCATTGCATCAGCATTTTTGCCGAACAGGCGCAAAAAGTCCTTGGCTTCGCTTTCACCTTTTGGTTGGAAATACTTGCTGACCACATCCTCAGGCTTGATCTTTGTTTCTTTCAGGCTTGTCTGTTTGAACAAGTTGGCGTTGATGCCTTCCTTAAACCGGGGCGCATATTGTGTGCGGTATGTGTCAAGCGCGTTTTGGTACAAGCCTTTGGCATCATCAGACAGGGTGTCACTTGCCTTAACAGCATCGTCAATCGCACGGTGCAGGTCACGCAGGTTTTTCAGCGTTGTCGCAGCCATTGGTGCATTGCTGGTGCTGGCGGCTGCAATGTCTGCATTGATTGCTTTGCGCACATCATCGAGTTGCAATAAGGTAGCCTCGGGAGTTGCCCAAGGGGGTGTTGGTGGTTTTGCAGTTTTAAACCCGGCTTTGCCAATCGACACTGCTTCTGCTTCGGGAACCTTGGGTACAAAGCTGCGCAACTTGCGCACGGTGTCAGGCGCTGTCTCGGTTGCAAATTCAGACAGTTTGCGGTCAAGGATGCGCTCGGCTTCGCTGACAACCTTGGACACGTCGATCTTGGAGTCGCCCGCTGCGTCAAACGCTGCCTTGTAAGCAGGCTGGATCACATTCGATTTGATGGCTTGCTGCTCGGCTCTGGCTGCATCAATCAACGCGCCCCCAGCTTCACCGGGTGTAATGTTGACAAGACCGCGATCAATTTTGCCCTGAATGCGTTGCTTTGCAGCATCAAATTTGGCGACTGCTCGGGACTCTTGTGCTTGACGGGCTGCGATGTTTTGCGATTCTTTTGATGCGTAAATATCGGCTGCGCCGGGCACTTGGCGGGCACGAGACTGCAACACCGAAAGGCCCACGCTACCTGCGGGCGCTGCGGCTTCACCAGCCGTAGGAGATGTACCAGGAACGATCTGCGTCTTTCCGCGCAGAGCATTGACGATTTCGTCGCCCTTGTCGCCAATCGCTTTGACGTACTGGTCTAGTTTGACGTTTTTCAGCTTGCTGACATACTCAGCACCTTTGCCGATTACAGGCGCAACAACGCCCCGACCGAAGGCTTCCATTGTGGCGCCTTCAAGCACGTTCTTGGCTTGTCGTGCGGCCGACTGTGGCAGTGTCTCAGCACCAGCGTCGCCAGCAGCCAGTCGCATCAGTTCCTTAGCCCCCGCAAATCCAGCGCCAGCGCCGGCCAGTGTGCCTAGCGGGCCAGCAGCAGTGCCCAAAACAGCGCCGCCTGCTGTGCCCAACGCTTCAACTGTCGGAGCGAGAAACTCGGCAACTTTTCGACGTGTTGGGATTTCGCTTGGTTGGGTTTGGGGTTCGGCCATTGACTGACCGGCAGCTTTTGCTTCCAGTTCAGCCATGCGGCGCAACGCTGCCAGTTCTTCACGAGGTGTCATGGCTTACTTCCCAAATCGTTTACGGAGTTGGTCCAACTCGGCTTGCTCGGCTGCGCTAAGACCGCCACCGGCAGCAGGCTTACCGCCAGCGGGTGCTCGTGGTTTAAATGTTGTTCTTGGGACAGGTAAGTCGGCAAATTGAGGGAACTGCTCAAAGTCTTCACCGAACTGACGCTGGTATGCGTCTTTAATTCGCTCCATAGCACCCTGTGCCTGCGCTTCAACTAAATCCAACTGACTAAGCAATGGCCCAGTACCCTTGGCCCGATCAATCGCAGCAATTTGATCGGCAAGAATTTTCCATTCTTGGTTGGCAATAGATCCAATTGCGCCGGTTGAAGCCGCTTGGGCTTTACCAAGTGCTGTGACCTTGCCTTCAAGGTTTTTCAATCGTACTTCAGCCGATGCAGCAGCGCCTTCAGGAATTGACGGCAAAAGAGTGCCGGTAAAACCTGTGGCCCTAGACAGACCGGGTTCGGTTTTAACAAAATTAATTGAGTCAAGAACGTCTTGCGTTGTTTGCAGCGCATTCTGAGCAGACTTGAATTCTTTGCCAAGCTGATCACGCCTTTTTGCAGATTGCACTGGTGTCATTGGTTTAGGTGCAGCACCACCGGCACCAGCAGCAGCAGCAGCGCGAGGGGCTGCGGGCGCCCGCTTTGCAGCTTCACGAGCAATCACAAAGTCTTGGTACGAACCTTGGAAACCACCGCCTTCTGGCGAGCGTGCAAATACAAATTCTTCAACCATTGGCGGTTGTCTGACGGGCGCAACAGGCGCAGGCTCACGAGGCGCTGTAATGAACCGGTTTTCACCGGGCAAGAACACAGCGTTGCCTGCCACCTTTGGCTGAAGCGACTTGAGATAGTCGGTCATACCCTGAGCTTCAATTTGCTTGAATTTTTCAAACTCAGTCGGGTCGTCTGAAATTTCCGCAAGGGCTTGCTCAAGTGTTGAGGCTTGCGAAAGCAAGGGTGCCAAGTCAGGATCGGCATACTGCATCTGCACTAAACGTCGCGCATCATCTGGTGTGCGGGCGCGAAGCAGGCGCTCACGAAACATGCCGGTTTTTTGAGCAGCAGCTTGAGATTTAACCTCGCGCTCTTGCTGACCAATTGCGCCGCGAACTTGCTGCATCCGCAGCGCGTTCATCTCTTGGTCTTGCGCTGCTTTTTGCCGCGCCAACTCACGGTCCATTGCGCCCTGCTGACCTTGCAAGAACGCATTGACCGGGTTAGGACCACCTGTGGGTCGGAGTAGGTTGAAATCGAGCGCCATAGTTTTTCCTTTACGGTGCGTACCCATATGGGCCTTGGCCGCTGTAAGTGTTCGACCCAATGCCGGACGCTGTTCCACCACCAGATCGTCCGAAGTAACCTCCTGCCAAACCAGAAAGTTGGTTCAGTGTGTTACCGTAAGCCGATGCACGAGCCATTGCGGCGTTGCCCTGCACATTGGCTTGGTTCATGCCAATGTTACCCATTGTGTTGGCAAACTGCGTACCGGCTGCACCAAGTTGTTGCGATGTAGTTTGACCAACACCGGCCAATGACTGCAAGGGAGCCATTCGGCGCTCTCGCTCAATGCCGTATCGGTTAAATGCGTTTTGAAATTCTTGCGATGCGAGGTCTTGACCGTACCGCTGGATGCCTTTAAGAGTGCCGCCCGACAGTAGGCCACCACGAGCAGCAGCGGATCGCTCCAGACCTTTCATCCCCTCGGACATACGAAACGCATAACCGGGGTCTTGTTGAAACTGGTCCATGCCGAAGTTTTGATATTCGGTTAGCGGCACTAGTTTGTTCAGAGCATTAATGCCAGCTTCACGAAACGGAGCGTTCAACTCGACGTTACGCTCAAACATCTCGCGCTGCGCATCACTGGCTCTGTCTGAGGCCGCAGCAGAAGTAGCTGCTGCTTTACCAGCAGCCCGTGATTGCATTGCGCCACCGAGTAATGCCGCACCTGCGGGGATAAGTAAGTTCCAGACCATTTCGATCTCCTTATGTCACTTCGCGTCCGCTGACGCGCATGTTGATGGCGGTGGCGGTTCCGGCAATTGTACTGATGAAGTCGCCGGGGTTCAAAACTTGTCCGACCAACTCGGGAAACGTGTAGACCTCGGACGGCTGAAGCGCCTTGGTCTTGGTGATCAGGTTGCTGTTGCCAGCAGAGCCTGCGGTTGTGACCAGGTTGACCGAGATCGTGGCAGCACTGGCGCTGTAATTGGTCGCAGTGAACTTGTCGATGATCGTGGTCACACCGTTGGCGGTGTACTGGGTTGTCTGGCTGTTTGCCACATCTTTCGATGGCACCAGATTCTTGACGATGACGGTC